TACCGAAGGAGACCGACATGGGCAAGCACGCACAGAAGCTCACCGGCAGCAAGGCGGACCGCGACGAGCTCACCGCAGCACTCCGCGACGCGGAGACCGTGGAGAGCGAGGACGACCCCCGTCACCTGGCCAGCCAGAAGCGCATCAGGGACGCGGAGGCGAAGCTGCCGCTGCTCGGCCGCATGGTCGCCCGCGACCGCTCCCTCTAACCAGGCCCAGCCCGACCGGCAGGCACCCGAGTTCGAGCCTCGGGCGGGCACTCGGAGCACACACCACCGGGAGCCGCTCCACTCCCACCACCGAAGGAGAACCACATGAACAAGACCGAGCTCGCCGCCGCCGTCGCCGCCTCGACCGGCAAGACCAAGGCCGACGTCGCCGCGATCATCAGCGCCACCCTCGACGCCGTTCAGGCCGAGCTCGCGCGCGGCGGCGAGGTGGCCCTGGTCGGCTTCGGCACCTTCAAGACCGCCGAGCGTGACGCCCAGTCCCGCTTCAGCGCCCTCGCCGGCCGGGTCGTCGACACGCCGGCGAAGACCGTGCCGAAGTTCGTGGCGGGCGCGGGCCTCAAGACCGCCGTGGACGGCAAGACGCTCGTCAACGCCTAACACCCACCCAGCCCGACCGGAGCCGCCAGGCAGCCGGCACCCCGAGAGCAAGCCGGGGCGGGCACCAACCTCCGACCCGCACCGACCCAGAAACCACGGAGCCATGAACCTCGACCAGATCAAGACACTCCTCGGCGACGCCATCGCCAGCGTCCCCGACATCGTCTGGGCGGCCACCGCTGGCGTAACCGTGCTTTTCCTCCTCTGGCAGGCCAAGCGCGCCATCACCCGAGCGGCCACGCCCGGCGCCGACCTGCTCACCTACCTCGCCGCGGCCATCGCCACCGGCGTTTCCATGCAAGGCATGTGGCACTTCTTCGAGGTCGTGTTCCCCGACCTGCCCGTGCCCCTGCGCGTCGCGCTGTTCGCGTTCATCGAGATCGGCATGCTCGCCTCCGCAGTGCGCGCCCGCCGCAACATGCGCGACAGCGCAGAACGCGCCAAGACCGACCCGGCCATCCGCCCGTCCGCCGGCATCGACGGCACCGCCGTGTGGGTTCTCACCGGCCTCACCGCCGCCCTGTCCTCCCTCGAAGCAGCGAGCGCGCCGGAGTTCATCTTCCGCCTCGCCGCGCCCCTGGTGGCGGCGTGGCTGTGGGAGCGCGGCATGGCGATCGAGCGGCAGCGCATCACCGGCCGGACCCGGATCAACTGGAGACTCACCCCCGAGCGTGCCCTCGTCCGTCTCGGCCTGGCGGAGGCGAACGACCGCACCGCCTCTGAGGTGGACGCGCACCGCCGAATCACCAAGGTCGCGCTCGCAGCCAAGCGCGCCCGAGCTCTGCGCGAAGTCGGCGCTAGCCCGAGGAAGCGGGCCCGCTCGCTGGCCAAGCTCGATCGGGCGCTCGAACGAGCTGTCGAGCACACGAAGCTCAGCCGCGACCAAGTTACCCAGGCTGCGCTGCTCGACCAGCTCTCCACGCTGTACGGCGCACCGCGGCTGCTCGACCTTCCCGGCCAGGCCCCGTGGGAGCACCTCGACCACCCGGCCGTCACCGGCCTGATCCGTGACAGCGAGGCCGTCATCCTGGCCGCCGCGCTCGACAGGAACACTGCTCTGCGCGGCGAGGTCTACCCGCGACCGGTCGCGATCGGCGACCGGTCGGCGGCCACTTCCGCGACCGGTCGCGACGTCGAGACACCGGACGTGCTGGTCGCCGACGATGCCCTGCCGATCTCCGATGAGGGACGGTCTTGGCTGGCCGCACTCGTGCCGTGGTCGCGACCGGAGCCGCGACCGGTCGCCGACGAGGTCCGCGATCATCATCCGGTCGCCGATGTGGTCGCGGAACCGGTCGCCGTGGACACCTCCGATGAGGGGGTGGTCGCGACCGATCCGCGACCGGTCGCGGACCAGAAAAGGCCGGATGAGCAGGACAGACGTCGGGCGATCCGGTTCTACACCGATCGAGCGAAGAAGCTCAACCCGCCCTCAAAGCGGACGCTCGCGGAGTGGACCGGGTTCTCCGAAACGTGGGCGCTCGGATGCATCCAAGACGCCCGTCAGCGGATGGTCGCGCAGGGGTGGACCTTCGACGACAAGGGCACCCCGACGCCTCCGCGACCGGTCGCCAAACCGGTCGCGACCACCCCGTCCATCAAGACCGTGAACGGAAGCCAGTGATGACCCGCAACCAGAAGCCCATCGACGTCCGCAAGGTGGCGTCGCCCGCCGAGGTCCTGACCGTCGAGCTGTGCATCGTGGCCGGCGTCATGGTCGCCCTGTACGTGATCGACCCGGACGCGGCCCTGGCCGCGCTTGTCGGATACGCGGCCGTGTGGCTGCTCCGGACGGTGCGGGCGATCGTGCGCCGCGCCAGGCGCGGGGGTGCGCGATGACCACGCTGCTCCGCGTCCTCGCCGCCATCGCACTCGACCTCCTCAACATCCTCTGCTACTTCGCAGCGGTCGCCGTGCTCACGTTCGCGCTCGCCCTGCTGTTCCCCATGTCCGTCGCGCTCGTGGTGTCGCTTCTCGCGGTCAGCACCTGGCACGGCTACCGCATCGCCTGCCGTATCGAGCGCGCCCGTGAAAGGGGTGAGCACCAATGACCACGCCTCTCGTAGTCCTGCTCATCCTGTCCGCGCTCACGATGTGCACCCCGACCGGAGCCCAGGCCCGCGCTGAGATCCGGGCCACGACGGCCGCCGCCGGGTGGAAGGCCGTGTTCACCGCTGGCCGCCACCTGCTCCGCCACGCCCTGCTGCTCCTGGTCGAGCTACTGCACATGGTGGTGTCGGCGGTCGTGTTCATCGGCGGAGTGCTGGCCATCGCCGCCGGCCACCTGGAGACCACTGCAACCCCGAGGGAGGCGTCATGACCAGGCCATTCCGCGTCGTCCCCGACCTGCCCGAAGAGGAGCCCATGGACCAGCCCGACGGCGAGCGCGGCAACGTGGCCGTCCGCGAGGTCGAACTGCCGCAGGAGCAGGACGCGGAGGTCGCCGTCGAGGAGACCCTCGTCGGCCCGCCCGTGGACCTGCCCGCCGAGCCGGAGCCGCCGCAGGTGTTCGCCACCATCACCGGCCGCGCGGTCGCCAAGCGCGAGGCGATCGTGCCCGCGTGGGCCCGCTCGAAGGAGGACCTGAAGACCGCGGCCCGCTATGTCGCCGGCCAGACGGGTTACCGGGTCGCCTACCAGGCGTCGCGTTCCCCGCTGTACGCGGCGCGCACGCTGCGATGGGCGCCCGCTGGTGGCGGCCGTCTCATCGCGAGGGCGTGGCGGTGGACATGGGACATGGAGACTTCAGATGTCCGGCGTGAGGTGCTGAAGTCTGGCGACGTCGGCGCCTATGAGCGGCTGATCGAACGGCGCAACAAGCACGTCAAGAAGCGTCTGCCGATCGCGGGCTGCGGGCTCGGTGCTGCGCTGGGCGGCGGCGCTGCAGCGTGGTTGACGCTGCCCTGGTGGGCGCAGGTGCCGCTCTGGGGTGGCCTGCTCGCAGGGTTGGCCCGGGTCGGCCGGCCGGTGGACAAGCCGATCGTGGGCCCTGCTGTGCAGGTGACCAGGTATGAGCGGTTGACGGCGGAGAAGGTGCGTGAGGCGTTGTGCGCGCTGCCGATCGCTGGGTTGAAGGACCCGAAGAAGATCACGTTCCCGACGCAGATTCACCGCGACGGCCCTGGTCAGTTGGCCCGTATCAACCTGCCGCTCGGGGTCGAGGCGGTGAAGGTGTGCGAGGCGCGTGAGGGCTTGTCCTCCGCGTTGCGCCTGCCGGTCGATCAGGTGTGGCCGACCGTAGGCCCTGACCACGCCGGGCAGGTGGACTTGTGGGTCGGCTACCAGCCGGCGAGCAAGATGAAGCCGCCGCGCTGGTCGATCGCCGCTGACGATGCCCGCACCAGCGTGTTCGAGCCTACGGAGTTCGGGGCGGACCAGCGGCAGCGCGGTGTGGCCGCGCCTCTGTTCGCTCGGAACTGGCTGATCGGCGGCATGCCCGGCAGTGGTAAGTCGTTCGCGGCGCGGGCGTTGGCGCTGGTCGGGGCGTTGGACCCGAACGCAGAGTTCAAGATCGCCGAATATAAGGGGACGGGAGACTTCACCGACTTCTACGACGCCGGCCTGTGCTCCACCTACGTGTGCGGGGTCGACGACGAGGCCATCGAGGACGGCGAGCGCATCATCGCCTGGGCGCTGGCGGAGGCTGAGCGGCGCGGCAAGCTGATCAAGAAGTTCCGGGCTGAAGGCCTGGCGCCCGAGGGCAAGGTGACGCCCGAACTCGCCGCGGCGGGGGTTGGGCTGCACCCGGTGATTGTCCTGCTGGACGAGGTGCATGAGCTGTTCGGCGCGTCGAAGGAGGCGGCGTCGAACGCCGAGCGGGCCATCAAGCGGGGCCGGGCGCTCGGCATCATCTTCATCCTGGCCACGCAGATCCCGGACAAGGACAGCCTGCCGCCCGGCATCACCCGGTGCGTCAACATGCGCTGGTGCCTGGCGGTTCAGGACCACATCGCGAACGACATGATCCTGGGCACCGGCAGCTACAAGAGGGGTGTCACCGGCACCTCGTTCCGGCCGGAGATCGACGCCGGTTGGGGCATGGTGACCGGCCTCGCGGCGCCGACCGCTGTCCGCTCGCAGTTCCCGGATGAGAAGACGGCCAAGAAGATTCTGGCGCGCGCGATGCAGCTGCGCGGCGGCGTGGCCCCGTGGGCTGACCGCGAGGAGACGCCGCGGGTAGATGTGCTGGTGGACGTTCAGCGGGTGTGGCCGGCGGGTCGTACGGCGCTGCCGTGGCAGTGGCTGGCGGAGCTCCTCGTTGAGCACCGGCCGGAGGCGTACGGCGACGTGACGGCGGATTCGGTGTCGGCGTGGCTGCGTGGTCTGGATGTGCCGTCGGAGAACGTGAAGGCGTCCGGCCAGGTGCTGAAAGGCTGCAAGCGGGCGGCTGTAGATGCCGCTGTGGAGCGGCGCGAGCTCGGCCATGGGTAGCGGCGGCCGGACCCCTCCGAACCCCTCTCAGGGGCCCTTAGAGGCGTCCGTGGAGGGTCCCCGCTACCCGCTACCTGGGCGCGTTTTCCCTGGTGGAGGCGGTAGCGGCCTGAGGTAGCGGTACCGCTACCCATCTCGGGGCCGCTACCCCTTTCAAGATCTCTCGCAGCGGTGGTTGCGGGTGCTCTCCCACCCCTTCGGGAGGGCCGCCCGGAGCAGCCGCTCCACGATTCCCCACACACCCGACCAGGACAGAAGGAGAGCCATGTTCAAGCTGCTCGACAAGCTCGCGAACGCAGGCGCCGGCAGCCGGATGCCCGACGAGAAGCGCACCAGGGCCAGGAGCCAGAGCCAGACCACGAACGCGCGCAACGAGCTCGCCGCGGTGGCCACCCACCCGGGCGCGGCCCGGGTGGCGCGGAAGTCTGCTGAGGCCCAACTGGTCGGCGAGGTCGGCCAGGCCAAAGCCAAAGAGCTGATGGCTCAGGCCGACCGCAGGGCGCGGAGGTCGTTCTGATGGGCGTCTTCATGAAGCTCGCCGGCCTCGGCACGCTCTTCGGCGGCGGGTCGTTGCTGACGGGGTGGCTGCTGTTCGGCGGGCACACCGCGCTGGCGGGGCTGGCGCTCGCCGTCACGGCGGCGCTGACCGTCGGCGTGATCGTGCTCATCGCGCGGGAAACCAGGCTCGCCGATCGGGTGCAGCGGTGATGGACCGGTGGCGGGTCATCATCCGCGGCCAGTCCGCCGAGGCCACGGCCACCAAGCGCGGCGCCGAGAAGGCGGCGGAGCAGGTGCGCGAGCACGGCCTGCCCGCGCACGTCGAGAAAACCAGGCGCTGCCCGGTCTGCCGCCTGCACGGGTGCACGCCGGGCCAGTGCCCGGACCAGTAGCGCTGGCGTTGCGGATCGCGCCCGACCCGCTCGGGCGCGCGTCCGGAGCAGTCAGCTCCACAAAGCGAAGGAGAACGACATGGGAGCCAAGGAAGTCAAGGCCGCACGAGCCAGGCTGACGGCGACCATCGCCAACGAGGTCACCCAGAACGGCGGCAAGCCGATCGGCGAGGACAACCCCGCCTACCAGGAGGCCAAGAAGGCAGTGGACGACGCCGTCGAGGAGGTCGACCGGGCAAACGACCCGTGGAACAACGCCTGACCGCTGGCGTTGCGGCTGTCCGCCCGGCATGAGGGGCGTCGGGCGGACGGCCGGAGCAGCCAGCTCCACAGGTGACCGAACGAAGGAGATCAACATGGCACTGAAGCGCTGTCCCACATGCCGAGGCAAAGGCAAGGTCATCGGCGACAACTACGGAGCCGGCGAGAAGCGCTGCCCCGGCGCCTGCCGCGGTGACGGGTGGATCGTCGTCGCGAACGAGCCCGACTCGACGCAGAGCCAGTGACGCCCTGCCCGCGCTGCACTGCGGCGCTGGACGAGGGCCCGGTCGTCTACCGGTGCTCGACCTGCCGCCGGTCCGTGTACGCCGCGGACGTGGACGTCGAGTTCCACGCACGCCAGCCCGTCGCGGCCCGCTGACCGGCCGTCCGGGGTGCTCCATCCGCCGCACAGCGGGTGGGGTGCCCGGGGCGACCGGCCCCACCACCGACCGAAGGAGACCCCCATGAAGGACGAGACGAAGCCCGACGGCAAGGGCCTGCTGCTCGGAGAGCTGCTCCGCCGGTCCATCGCACCGCGGATGGCGGCCGAGGCCGAGCGGAGGGAGCACCCCCGCCCGCTCGGCCTCGACGAGACCGACTGACCCGGCCGCCTAGGGTGCCCGCCCGGCAGTCGTCGGGCGGGACTCCCGGGGCGACCGGCCCCCAGCATCGAGAGAGGAATCCACCGTGACGAAACGCAAGGACCTGCAGCAGGCCGCCCGTAACGCGAAGGCGCAGGCCGCCGACTTTGGCCGCATCGCCGACAAGGGCGGCGAAGCGCCGTGGGACGCCGAGACCGCGCGCCAGATGCGCGACCTGGCCGCCACGTACGCCGACAAGTACACCCGCAGGCTGAACGGAGGCTGAGCAGCGCGCGCACGGCAAACGCCCCACCCCCAACGTTCGGGGGTGGGGCGTCGTCGTGCCCGGGGTCAGCGGGTGGCGGCCATGGCGAGGTCGCAGAGCCGGTCGATCTCGTCCTCGCCGAGCTGGTCTACGGCGGTGTCGATGCCGTCGTCGAACAGGCCGTCGGCGTGGTCGCAGGCGTCCCGCCTGCTGAGCGCGGTCAAGGCCGGGTGGTCGAGGTAGCGGGGCGGGTAGTGCTTGCGGGCGTAGGAGGGCTCGTCGTACGCCTTGGCCAGGTAGATGAGCGCGGCGCCCTTGTCGAGGTCGGTCAGCTCTTCCCAGGTGGGGAGCGTGGGCATGGGTTCTCCTTGGGTGGTGGCGGGTCAGTTGTGGGCGAGGATGAGCGCGCCGACGACCAGGCCAGCGACGGCCATCACGTGCAGGCTGCCGACGCCCGTGGCGAGGCCGGCGGCGAAGCAGCCGACGGTGAAGATGGCGGTGAGGGCGAGGCGGGTGTAGCGCTGGGTGGCGGTCATGGTTCCCCCTGAGGTGTCGTGTGGTGTCCGGTTAGGCCGGTCCGCGAGCCACCCAGTACGGGCCTGGGTGGCCGGGCGCACCGTCCTAGCGGTCGGTGGTGGCGGGCGAATAGGCGACGACGGTCAGGCGGACCTGGGAGCCGTCGGACAGGTCGAGCACGAGGCCCTTGTCCTGGGTGGCGATGCGGGCTTCGGCGTACGTCTCGACGCCGTCCACGATCGGCCACTCTGTGCGGCCCTCGGTCCAGAGGAGTTCCCGCCCCTCCGGGCTGGTGAGCTGCTCGACGAGGGCGTCTTGGAAGTTCTGGGCGAGGGTGTCGTTGCGCATCTTGGTCATGTCATGCCTTCCAGTCGGTGATGGTGTGGGTGCGGGTGACGAGCTCGGCGTCCGGGGTGCGTCCGGCGTCGGCCTGCCAGGCGCGCCGGTCGGCGACGCGCTGCTCGGCCCACTCGCGGTCGGCCTTGTGGTCGTCGGGGAGTGCCTCGATCAGGGTCTGCCACTTGCCGTGGCGGGCGGCGGTGAGGCGGATGGCGTACTCGGTGCGGGTCTGCATGGTGGTCTCCTCGGTGGTTCGGGTCAGGTTAGGGAAAGCGCTTGCCGGTCTGGGGGTGGCCCCGGTCTCCCGGGGCCGGCCCGCTCAGGCCCCGATCCAGATCAGGTGCTTGTCCTGGAGGCCGATCTCCACGGCTGCCTCGCGGCGAGCCGGGGTGAGGGTCTTCTGGTTGGACTCGGGGACCAGGTTGACGTCGGGGCAGCGCTCCAGCCGGCGGAGCGCCTCGTCCTGCTCGTCGCGGGGGAGGTCCTGGATCCAGGGGCGGATGCTGGTGAGGTCGACCCAGGTGCCGGGGGTGAAGTCGGTGGCGACGTTGTAGGCGGCGCGGATCCGCTCGTCGGTGGTGATCGTGGCGGGGGCGTCCGTCTCGGTGTCGGCCGGGAGGGTGATGATCCAGCGGCCGTTGACCTTGGTAGCGGTGAGCTTGCCGCTGGCGGCCTGCTGCTGGACGGTGCGGACGGAGATCCCGAGGATGTTGGCGGCTTCGCGGGTGTTGACCTTGATCTCCATCGTGTTCCCTTTCGGTGGTGCTCCCTGCTGACAAGAAGAACTCTACCCAACGTGTAGCCCTATGTCTAGGGCTACACGTTGGCCATAACCGTTCGGCATGGATCGGGCCCAGCCCCAGCTACCGGGTGACATCCACGCGGAAGCCAGGGGCGGGAAACTCCCGGTGAAGGCGGGTCACGGCGTCCTCCATCTCGCCGACGCTGCCAGTGCGGACGTAGTGGGCGAGGTCGGCGCGGTGGCCGTCCTGCATGGCCCAGACGGTGATGTAGAACATGGCGTGCCCCTCTCAGGCGGCGCGGCGAGCGGCGGTCAGGATCTCGACGGCGATGCGGTGGTAACAGACGTACTTTCCGCGCTGCCCTGCCGGGCAGTCACAGCCGGCGCGGTGCACGAGGTAGGTGACGACGCCGTCCGAGCTGACGGCGGTGTAGAAGCCGGGGCGGCTAGTGGGGCGGATGCCGCCGTCCTCGATGAGCTGGCGGGCCTTCTCGATGGCCTGGGGCTTGTAGTCGCTGACGTCGGCGTCGAGGGTGATGACCCACCGGCCGTCGATCTTCTGGGCGTTGAGCTTGCCGTTCTTGGCGTAGCGCTGGGCGGTGCGGAGGGAGACGCCGAGGGCGGCGGCGGCTTCGGCGGTGGTGAGGTTCATCGGGTCTCCCTTGCGGTGGTGCTCCGTGCTGATGACCCAAACTCTAGCCCTACATGTAGCCCTACGTCTAGGCCGACACGTCGGGTATAACCGTTGGGCATGAGTCCGAACAAAGCCGCACCGTAGGGCTACGTGTATGCCAACATGTATGTATGCCGAACTACACGCCACCCGACGACCGGGCCCAGCTCTACGCCCGCTTCAAGCGCCACAACGACGCCGTCAAAGAGCTCACGCCTGAGGTGCGCAAAGCCGCCGCCGAGGAGCTCAAGGCCGGCGCCGGCGTCGGCGAGCTCGCGAAGCTGACCGGCCTCACGCCCGAGGTGTTCCGCCGCATCGCCCGAGAGGCAGGGGTCGAACGACGCCGGCCGCCCACCGTCGTCGCTGCGAAGGATGCCCACGCCGCGAAGGAGGAGGGCGATGGATGACCTGATCGTGTTCTTGCGGGCGAGGCTCGACGAGGACGAGCAGGTGGCACTGGACTGGCAGCGCCACAAGGAAGCCTTGACCGAGCGGTTCATGAACGACCCGAGCAGGAAGCATGTCCGCCTCCGCCGCGAGCCGGTGACGGACGCGCGGCTCAGCGAGTACGCCTACCATGACCGGTTCGACCCGGCCCGCGTACTGCGAGGGGTGGCGGCAAGGCGGGCCGCGATCGAGGAGTACGCCTACCTGCACAAGAGGGCGCTGAATCCCGGGCCTCATCCGCAGCCGGATGAGGCGGGCCGGTTCGAGGTGGCGGCCATAATGACGAGGGCGCTGGCTGCCGAGTGGAGCGATCATCCCGACTATTACGAGGGGTGGCGGACCGATGGATGACCCGGCTGCAATCCTGCGCGCCCAGCTCGACGAGGACCAGGCGTGGGCGGAAGCCTGCCAAGGGCACCACTGGCAGTGGGAGGGCTCAGAGGATGACCAGGTGGTGACCGCCAACCCGGTCGAAGAGGAGCACTTGGCCGACGGCGGAGCGGTCTCCCTACGGAGCGTCGAGACGGAGATGTCGCGCCTGAACGGCCTGCCCCCGTGGCCTGCCCAGCCCCTCCCGATCTCGTGGCCGATCTACCACGCTGAGGAGGTCACCTCCTCCGCTGGCGGCCACATCGTGCGCCACGATCCGGCCCGGACGCTGCGCGAGGTCAAGGCGATGCGGAAGGTCCTCGACATCTGGCCCGACCCGTTCGGCAACTGGACGGCGGCCCAGGCCGACGCAGCGCGGGCAATGAAGCGGCAGATCCTGAAGCTCCTCGCCGAGCCGTACCACGAGCGGCCCTGACGGCAGCACGCGAGAGCGCCCCCGGCCGTGATGGCCGGGGGCGCTCTGCTGTCCAGGGTCAGCTCTGCGAGGCGCGCCGCTCCTCGGGCACCACGTACGTGCCGCGCCCTTGGATCGGCTCGACCAGGCCTTCGTCGCGCAGGATCCGCAGCGCCTTGCGTGCGGTGTCCCGGCCGACCTCGTGCACCTGCATCAGCCGCTGCTCCGACGGGATCGGCCGCCCGGCCGGGAGTTCGCCGGAGAGGATCTGGGCGCGCAGCACCGCCGCAAGCTGCCTGTACAGCGGCGTAGGGCCGTCGTGGTCGATGCTCACGCTCATGGACGGTAAATGTCCGCACCCGAGGTGCCGCGACCGCGCACGGTTGACAACAGGGGCAGACGTTTGCCGACGTTTGGCTTAGCCTCATGGGAAAACGTCGGGCCCGCCCCAGCGTCGTCAGCGCGTGGACGGGCCCTGAGCGCACGGTGGAGGTGCGACCTATGGCCGAGATTACGCGGCATCCGGACGATTGCGTATGGGAGCCTCACATCCCGAGAGCCGTCACCCGCGTCCTGCAAACCTCATGCTGCGGCGAATACGAGTGGTGCTGTGAGGGCGGCCTGTTCGTGGTGCTGCGCTCCGACCGGCAGGGCGGCCACCAGGAGACCGGGCGTGACAGCTTGTACGCGCCAGCGCGGGCGGTGTGGGACGAGCTCGTCATGGAGCACCGGGGCAGGCACGGCGGCGGGTGGAGGGGTGCCCGCCGCGACTGGTGACCCTGGAGACGAGACGACGCCCCGCACCTCCCGAAGGAGGGCGGGGCGTCTTGCCCCCCAAGGCGCAGGGCTACGGCCACCGTACGCCCCGGGACGCCCGCGGTTCTAGCCCTACAGGCCGGCCAGGTCCCGCCCGGAGTGCACGCCCGGCCCGTGGTCCCGGCTCTCGGCGGGGGAGACGTGCATGCGCAGGATGAACCCGACCAGTGCGGCCACGCCCGCGTTCGCCAGCCCGACCTGCTCCGGTGACAGGGCGAGCCCGAACCCGACGCCCAGCGCGAGCAGGGCCGAGATGGCGCCCATGAGCAGCGGCACGGGGAACGGCCGCACCGCCACGGCGGCGATGAGGGCTAGGACGGCGGCGGCGGCGGCGTTGATGAGCCCGACCTGCTCACCGGTGACGGCCAGGCCGAGGCCGACGGCGAGCGCTACGACGGTTTGGATGAGGGTGAGCCACAGTGCAGGCTCACGGCCGAGAATCTTCATGTGCCCCTCCTTCGGGGGTGCCGCCTCATTCGAGGGCGGATTTTTGAACCTGCCGGGCGGTATGCCAGGTCAGGCGTCGGCGACGTCGAACCGGACCGTGATGCCCGCGATAGCGCCCTCGATCCGGGCGACGAGCGCGTCCACGTCGATCTCCTCGTCTCGGGCCGCGAGCACCGCGACGAGCTCCCGGATCGTCGCGCCCTGCGCGTCGAGGGTGGCCTGTACGGCGCGCAGCCGCTGGTTGGTGTTGACGAGCAGGCTCTTGGCCTGCCAGTCCGGGTTCTCCTCCGACCCCCACGGAACGGTGATCTCGTGGGCCCACACGTCTTTCGCGGACACGTCGTCCTCCTCGCTGGTTGCCTTGCCGGTGAACGTGCCGTCCTTGACCAGGGCGTACGCCCGGTCTCCTGGGCACGACGTGCTGATGAAGTCGCGGTGACCCTTCACCGCGCCGCCCACGCCCTTCGACATGAGCCACGACCGGAGCTGCCGCACCGCGTCGATCTGGGCGTCGGTCGGGTCCTCTGATGGCCCCGACATGAGCGTCACCGAGTACCAGGAGGTGTTGCCGCCCGGCTGCGCGGCCTGCTCGTGGCCGAGGCCGCGGCCTTCGAGGATCTCGCCGTGCGGGCACGCGCCCCACGAGTAGCCGATGTCGGCCCAGCCCCGGTTGCTGCCCATGTGGAAGCGGCGGGTGTTCTTCCAGTAGGTGACGCACGCCGTGTGCGGCTTGGCGGCGAGGCCCTGGTTGGAGCCGTCGTAGTGGACGACCAGCCCCCTCGACGGGCTCGCCGTGCGGGCGCCTGATTCGCCCCACCCGAACGCCGCCCGCTGTGTGATCTTCATGGGTCTTCCTCCTCACTCGATGTGGCCGGCACGAGGCCGACGTCTCGCACCTGCTTGGACAGGCGGGCCACCTGGCGTTGCAGCGTGTCGATCTGCTTGGCCTGCCGGTCAATCTCCGCCTGCATGCGGGACAGGGCGCCCTCGTACACCTGGCGGGCCCGCTCGTAGGCGCCCGCCTCGATCTGCCGGACGGAGGCCCGCTCGTCGCCGTCGGCCCGCGCCTGGCTCGCCCTGGTGGCCGCCCGGGCGGTGAAGTAGGCGGCGGCGATGGAGGCGAGTGCGCCGATGGCGGCGACGATGACGGAGGCGTCCATCAGCGCCTCCGAGGCTCAGGCCATGACGCGATCACCTGCACGAACCCCGCCAAGGCGAGCCAGATCACCGCGCTGACGTAGCCGCGCGGGACGACGTCGAGCAGCCACCCGGCGACGTGCAGGATGCCCCACAGGACCTTCAGCAGCGACGCGCACGCGAACGCGGCATGGTCGGCCCGCTGGAACGCCTGCACGAGGCACAGCAGCCCCACGGCGCACCACAGGGCCGCCCACGCCCACAACGGCAGGTAGGAGGTCAGCCACATGTACCCGGGCGTCTCGCGCACCGACGGGGGCGCCCACGCCAGCGACCCGGCATAGACGAGGTCGAGCAGGGCGAAGAACAGCAGGCTCGCGCCCCGGCGCCCCACCTGGGCCCGCACGCGACCCCAGCGCCACCTCAGCCCGCCCCAGGACCTCCGCCACCACGCCGGCCCCCTCATGGCAGCGGAATCACGATGATGTCGCGGGCGGCGAGGTCGGCGGTGTCAGGGTCGGTGCCGCCCGAGGTGAGGTGCATGGTCCGCAGGTAGTAGAGCTGGCCCGGCGCCAGGTCCTCGATGAACGAGATACGGGAGCCGTACTGGAACTCCGTGTCCTCGCGGGCGGCGAGGTAGCCGCGGATCGTCACCGACGGGGCCAGCACTTCGGTGCCCGCCGAGCTGTCCTGGAAGAGTTGCGGTGCGAGGAACACCCTGTCCACGTTGGATCCGCCGTTGTCGCGGAAGCCGCCGCCAATCGTCAGCCTCACCCGGCCGGACGGCGGGGCGACGAAGTACACGCCGACCTCGGGCGTGCCGGCCTCGTAGGACGTGTTCGTCAGGTTGGCCAGGATGGTGTCGTCGTGCACGTAGCTGGTGGGCGCCGCTGCCCGGACCAGGTCGCCCGCCGCGAGGTCGGTCATGGGATCGCCGCCACGGTGATGTCCCGGCAGCCGATGTCCTGCGTGGTGCCGCCCGCGTCGCCGGTGATGACCACGTACTTGACGACGGCGTAGTACAGGGTGCCGGGCGTGAGACCTTCGAGGACGGACTCGCGGCTGCCGTAGTGGAAGTTCCCCGCGCAGTTGTCCGAGCCGAAGCCCCTGCTGGTGACGGACGGGGTGAGCACCACCGTGCCCGAGCTGTTGGTGAGCCGCACCTCCGGCGAGAGGAACACCCGGTCTCCGCCCGCGCCGTTGCCGAGCGCCCCGCCGACGACGATCAGCACCCGGCCGGAGGTGGGCGCGATGAACGTGACGCTCACCTCGGGCGAGCCGGTGATGTACGAGGTGTTGGACGGGTTGTTGATCTGCGTCGCGTCCTGCGCCCAGACGGCGGGCGGGTAGTCGAGCGCCCTGACGGGTCTGCCCGCGAACGACCCGCCGAGCGGGGTGGGGACGACCGCGATCTCCCGCACCGCGATGTCCGCCGTCGCCCCGCCGCTGACCTTGTACATGATCCGGGCGAAGTACGTGTTCCCCGCCGTGAGCCCCGTCAGCAGCGTCGTGCGCGACCGGTGGATGTTGGCCCCGGCTTCGCCCGGCGTGCCCACCCCGCGCGCCGTCACGTCCGCGGCGAGGAACACCGCGCCGGACACGTTGTTGAGCCGCACTTCCGGCGCGACGTGGATGCGGTTCGTGCCGCCGTTGTCGGAGCCGCCCATGCCGACGCTGAGCAGCACGCTGCCGGAGGTGGGCGCGGTGAAGGTGACGTCCACCTGCGGCGACCCGGCGATGTAGCTGGTGGACGAGATCTGCGTGATGCCGGTCGTGTCGGACGCGAACTTGGCGGGCGGCCTGTCGTCCACCGAGATGGGCGCCCCGACCAGGATGTCAGGCACTCCGGCCTCCTCTCATAGCGCGTAGATCGCGGGCTCGAACATGCGCACCTCGGCGCCGGTCGCGTGGCTCTTGACGATGCCGTTCACCGACCGCGTGACCGTCAGGGTCTGCACGGTGCCCGCCGCGGCGCCGACGGCCGAGACGGTCATCCGCTCGCCGCCGATCATCACGTCGAACCCCGACGCGGCCGTCGACCAGAGCGGCCCGACGGGGGTGGTGATGTCGACGCCGGTCTCCGTCGAGTCCAACGCCTCGTTGAGCGTGGTGCCGTACGACTCGTAGCGGCCCTGCACGTCGTACACCGCCACCTCGTACGGCGAGGCGGGCGAGCAGTTGAAAGTGATCGTCTGCTCGTAGTTGCCCAGCTCTTCGCTGTAGCCCTGCACGATCTGGCTGATCGTCTCCGGCGGGAGCTGGCTCGGCGGGTTCGCTACCGTCACCCGGTCGCCGACCTCGAGTTCGCGGGCATTCTCGGTCAGCGTCGCGTCCCCGGAGAACGAGGGGTGCGCGAGGTTGATGGCGAGCTGCGGCACCCTGGCCTCATCTGTGGTGCCGAGGTGCAGCCTCCAGCCCGCCTGGTCGAACAGGTCGAGGTCGTACTCGACGCCGATCGTCTGCTCGCTGCTGTACCGGCCGACCCCGTCCGGCGGCTCCAACACCGACAGGGCACCGGTCTCCTGCACCGCCCGCGCGCTGCTGCCGCCTTCGCGGGTGGCGGTGACGTCGTTGGCGATGGCCTGGTCGTCGTCCACCGGCGACGGCACCGCGGCGAGCTCGTGCGCCTCGTAGTCGAGGGCGAGGCGGGCGTCCTGGTTGTACAGCGACTCGCGGGTGCGGTAGCCCAGGCCGAGCACCTCCCTGGGCTCGAACAGCATGCCGCCGTCCGCGTCCGCCGCCGACCTCACCAGGTCCATCAGCGTGGCCGGCAACTGGGCGCCCATCCTGGCCGAGTCGTCGAGGTCGCCGATCGCCCTGAACGCCACACCCTCCTCCGTGCACAGCCGCTGCACGCGGCGGCCCGCAGTCTCGCCCCGCCACGCGTCGAGCTGCGGCCCCAAGTCGAACAGCGTCGTCACCAGGTTCTGCACGGACAGGTGCCCGATGGCGGTGTCAGCCAGCCCGCCCGCAGGGTTCACGATCAGCGACCCGACCCGGCCGAACGTGTTCGAGGTGAGCGTGCCCGACGTGGTGAGCCCGCTGCCCGCGCCCGGCTCCAACGTGCTGACGGTGTAGTCGATGTCCGCGCCGTCCTGGGTGAGCTCGACGGAGACGAGCAGGAGTTCGCCGTTGACCAGGTACGCCAGGTCGCCGCTATCGAACAGCAGGGTGCCGCCGCCGTCGTAGGCGCGCAGGCCGAGCGTGCCGCCGGTGCCGTAGTGGAGTTCCCACCGGCGCACGCTGCCCGTCGTGTACGCGGTGAGGATCGCCTGGTCGTTACCGTCCCCGGCCGCAGGAACGGCCAGCAGGAACCGCAGCTGAGCGAACCCGGTGTCAGCGTGGGCGGGCGCGCTGCCGCGCAGCTCCGCGTCGTTCAGGACCGGGATCGGATACGAGGAGGTGAACCCCTCGAACGACGCCAGCGCCGGCGTGCCGGTGATCGTGAGCGGGTCATGGTCCAGCGCAGGCGCCAGGCTCGTGCTGCCCTCCGCGTCCTCCATCGGCCAGTACGCCACCAGCCCGGCCGTGTCCAGGATCCGACCCCGATACATCGCGCTGCCGAGCACGCTGCCCGGACGGCCCAGCCGGCGCAGCACGCCCGACGCCTCGACGGGCACGTACACGTCCTGCCCGGTGATGTCCCAGCGCGGCGGCCAGCTCGACACTTCGCCGTGGAACCGGTAGCGGCGGTTGGAGATGGAGGCGTTGGCCTGCAGCGTCCACGTCTTCGGGCTCGACGACGTGTCCGCGAACGACGACGCGCCCGCCGTCTGGATCGTGAAGTCGGGGTTCGCCACGACGGTGCCCGCGAGCCCGTTGCGCAGCTCGAACGCGTAGATGCGGCCCGCCGTCGCCCCCTCCGCGAAGTCGGTGACGTCGCCCACCTCAACCGGCGCCGTCGAGTCGAAAATCGACGTCGTGGACGCGGTCACCACCGGGTCCCCGAGCTGCGTCCACGGGCCCGAGATCGTGTCCGCCCGGTAGAACGTCACCGTGTTCCCCGACGCCCCGTTGTTGACGTCCAGCGTCGCCCGCAGCGCCTGCCTGCCGTTGGCCGGGTGGGGCACGTCGACCGTCGTCCACTTCTGGATCGTCGCCGTGCCGTTCGCGCTCCATTCCAGCACCAGCAAGTTCTGGCTCAGGTACAGCGCCCACGACCGCTGATTGCCCGAGATGCGCCACTTGCCGGCCAGGTCGGCGATCGCATCCCAGTCGTCCAGCGCGACGTCGACACGGACGTCGATATCCCCCGTGATCGACACGGCGGCCGAGTCCGGGCAGGACGCCTCATCGCCAGCACCGCCCGGCAACGCCAGGTAGGTGGGGCCCGCGTCCACCGCCACGCGGATCGGCGTGTTCCGGCCGAGCTGCCCGAAGTAGGCACCGCCGGGATTCCTGGGCGAGTAGTCGCCAGACCTGTTGTTGAGCGTCAGCGAGAGCGTGGAGGGGACAACCAAGCCCGCCTCGTCGGCGCGGCCACGAGCGATGTTGACCATGTCGCGGCGGTACACATGACTCGGAATGCTTGTCCAAGCTCCGTCGAGGAAGAGCTCCACGGCCAGCGGCAGCACCGTCGCGGGGAAAGTCATCACGACCTCCCGAACGCCAGCTGGACGTTACCGCCAGCGGTCACCCGGACGTATTTACGGATCCACCGGGCCATGAACTGGTCGAACTCGCTCTGCCCGCCCCGAACCTCCCAGGTCACGTTCAGTGGCCCGCCGCCGCCCATCATGGCGGCGGTCTGGCCGGCCGGGGTGACCTGCGATCCGAACGGCAACCGGACGAGCTCGGCGCCGCGCTCCCCGACGAGCGTCATGCCACCGGCCGGGCCGCCGCTGGCCTTGGCGTCGAGTTTGGCGTTGAACGCCTCCGCCTTCTTGTTGTAGGCGAGGTCGCCCTTCTCCTTGGCCAGCACGCTTTTGACCTTGCTGGGCAGGAGACCCCACTTGTCGGCCAGCTTCGCCGCTTCCTTCGAGGTCATGCCGAACGTCTTGGCCATGGCGATGAACTCGCGCCGCTGCTCCTGCATCTTCGCCACGATCGTCGTGCTTGGCCTGCCGAGGTCGTGCATGGCGGCTGTCACCTGGTGGGCGGCGTCGGCCAGGTCCATGAGGGCGCTCCGATTTTCGCGCCCCTTCTCCTTCGTGATGTTGAGGGTTTTGCCGTTCTCCTTCATGCTGGCGCGGACGCGATCCCAGGCTTCCTCGTACGCCATGAACGCGCGGCCCTGGCCCATCACGCCGTCGGTGAACTTGCTCATGCCCTCACGCAGCCCGATGACCTCGCGCAGCGCCTTGGCCAAGTCCCGCATCGAGTCGGCCAGCCCGCCCGCACCGCCGCCACCGCCCGCGCCGTTCGCCTGCCGGAACGCCATGCTGATGTTCCCGAACCCGCCGCCCTGCTGCTGCATGGCGCGCGTCTGGCCCGCGCCCGTCACGGACGAGCCGACCGGCAGCCGCACCAGCTCCGGGCCCTGCTCGCCCACCATGGCCAGCGACGAGCCCGCGCCGGCCACGCCGCCCTGAGCGAACCGGCGCACGCCGTTGCCGCCGATGATGCCGCCGTGCGCCCGCCGCCCCGGGATCAGCTCCGACAGGCTCGCGGTGCCGCTGGCGTAGGTGTGCGTCGTCACGTAGTTGGAGCGGATCGTGACGGACTTGTCGCGGATGCTGGCCAGCGCCGCTTTCGCCGCCGCGACCTTGCGTTGCAGGTCAGAGATCTCGCCCCGGATCTTCGCCCGCTCCGGGCTGGTCAGCTTCGGGTCACGCAGCCGGGCCTTCGCCGAGGCGACCTTTCGCTGAAGATCGGAGATGTTCGCCTTGACCTGGGTCGTCACCGCCTCAGGCGTCTTCAGCCACGTCTCAGCCAGCCGCTGTGCCTCACCCCGTGTCGCGCCCGCCTGCCGCAACGTCTTGACGAGCTGGCTGCGGTAGCGGCCGTACGTCGCCGCGATGGCGTCTGTCGACGCGTTCTCGGCCTGCATTGCCGCGACGTGCTCCTGCGCGGCCCGCGCGATGTCGAGGATCGACTCCTTGTTCGCCCGCCCCTTCTCCGTGTTCACGTCCAGCGTGCGCCCGTTTTTACGGATCGCCTCGCCGGCGGCGTCGATCGCCTCCTCGATCCGGATCTCCGCCTCAGCCGCGTCCAGCGCGGCGCCGTTCAGCGACTCGAACTCTTCCGCCAGATCGGACAGCCCAGCGGCGGCGTCCCGCGCCGAACCGGCCAGCTCACCGGCGGCCTCCGCCGCCGTCTTTACCCCGTCCGACTGGGCGGCGGCGGCATCGGCGGCATCCCACGCCTCCCGCTGCTTCCGCATCGCTTCGGTGTTGAGGCCGAGATCGCCCGCGACGCTGTGCAGCGCCTCACCGATCGTCCGGCCGAAGTCCTGCCCGGCGTCGCTCGCGGCGCCCACGTCGCTGGTGAACTTGTTCCAGTCGTCGGCCAGGAAACTCAGGGCCTGGGTGGTGGCCTCGACGCTGGTGGCGACGAACTCGAACGCGGAAGCGATGTCGTCGGCGTGCTTCTCAGCGGTCGCACCGAGGTTCGACAGGGACCGCTCCAGCGCCCCGAAGATCGCCGGAGAGCGGGCGGAGATCGCGTCAAGGACGGCGGAGTAGCCGCGCTCCAGCGGCTCCAGAGCGGGCCCGAGGGATGCGACCCCGTCACCGATCGACCGCACGAAACGATCTACGGCGGGCGCGCTGTCGGCGAAGAAGTTCGACAGGAACGGCTTCAGCCGGCTGAAGGTGTTGCGGGTGACGGTGGCGGCCCGCATCGCGGAGCGTTCCATCGGCTGCGCCGCATCCGCCAAGCCCGCCTTGAGATCCTGGCCGACGCTCCGCCACTCGCGCCGCACCCGCTCCGACTGGGCGGCCGACACCATGCCGACCGCCGTGATCGCCCCGCCCACGCCCAGCGTGATCGCCCCAGCAGCGGTGCCCGCGCTCGCCGCCACCCCGACCAGACCAGCGGCAACCGCCCCGTTGATGAGGACGCCCATCCGGGAGAAGGTCGACGTCGTGGACGAGACGAACCCGTCGACAATCTGGCCGCCGCGCCGCGTCCCGGACTCGATGCCGCCCGAGATGCCGCCGCCCATGTCCTTGCCGCCGTCGGCGCCCGCCTTGCGGAGGGTGGCCTTCGTCTCGGCCGCGAACGTCTTCGTCCTGGCCTGGGCGGACGCCATCCCAGGACCGGACCGGTCCTTGGCCGAAATGACGATCTCGACCTCATTCGCCATACCCTGTCACCCCCTCTCCCAGGTCAGGCCCCGCCAACTCCTCCAGCCGCAGCAACCGCAGCAGCCCCGCGTCCTCGGCCAGCAGCGCCGACGGCAAACAGCTGAAGCGTTCGCACTGCTGCAGCAGCCAGCGCGCCCGCGTCAGCTCGCCAGGCTCGGAGACAACGCGTCCATCGGCAGTGACCCCTCCGGGAACGTTCCGCCAGCGGGCGACGGCTGCTCCAAAGGGGCGGCGACCCCAGCGATTGCTTCGGCCCACTGGTCGAGGACCTCGCGCACGAAGCGGGGGTCCTGGGCCAGGAACTCGGCCGGCGTGCACGGCACCGGCGTGCCGTCCTCGTCTTCGAGGTTCCAGCTCACGAGGTACGCGCCGAACTCCAGGAACAAGCCGAGGAACTCCTCGCGGCCCTTCGAGTCCGACACGTCGATGCCGCCGTCGATAAGCGGCGCGAGGTTGAAGAACGTCTCCATCGACGCCCGCTTGGCGCGGATCTCCAGCCCCGCGAACTCCCCGTCGGCCCAGGTGAGCTTGAGCGTGCGAGCCCGGACGTAGCCGGTCACGCCGCCGTCCAGGTGGGAATCGAGTCGTTCATGGTCACTCCTCTTCCATGTGGGGGCAGGTTCGGCCGAACCGAACAGCGGCCTTATGCCGATGTCCATGTAGGCAAAACGCCGTTAGCGAGCACGCCAGGCGCCTGCCAGGTGAGGCTGCCGTCCGCCGCGCGGGTGAGCTGGTAGTCGGTGAACAGGAGCGTCACGGCGGGGGTGGTGCCGAGCGTCTGCCCGGACACGGTGATCGTCACCTCGCGCGGGGTGCTCGTGCTGGGCACCGTCGAGAAGACGGCGTGGGACATGTTCGCGTCGTCGTTGAACACGCCGTTGAGCGTGAGACTCATGTCCGCCAGCAGCAGCAGCCGCTCCATCGCGTATTTATCGACACCGGTGACGTCCTGCACCGCCCTGGGCGTCGACATCTCGAAGTTCGTGCAGTCGTTGCGGATGTCCCGCAGGGTGCCATCCGACTGGGTATCGACCGACATGGCCGTCCAGCCCAATCCCGATTCCTTGGAAATGGCTACTGCCCTCCTTTGCTCTCGGCCTCAGGTGGGGTCCACCCGATCGCCACCAGCGCCTGCGCGGTCTCCTCCGGCACGGTGACGACCGCCTTGCCCTTCACCCGCACCTCTCCCAACGCCAGATGCAGCGTCAGGCGGCGGCCGTCCCGATCGGAGTCGATCGTCAGCCCGGTCGTGATGTGCTCGACCGGCTTGCCGTCGAGCAGGATGCTCGGCGCCTTCCCGTCCGGCAGGTGCACCTCAACGTCCATCAGCCCTCCTCTGCCGCTCTGACCTGGACCTGGATCCCACCGAGCGCGGTCGCGACCGACAGCAGACTCTCCTCGCGGTCGGCGAGCCTCTCTGTGTAGATCACCGGGCGGTGGCCGGTCCTGATGTCGATCACCACGCGCACGGTGTCGTCATCACACAGGCCCGCCTTCCGCAGCGCGGCCAGCAGTCGCTCGCTGGCCAGCACGTCGCGCGCCATCGCTACCCCTTCCTCTGCTGCTCAGACAGCCGGTCCTGATGGAGGCTGAAGTCCTCCACCCAGTCCGCCGGCCGCTGGTGCTGGCGGAGGAGGCCGAGGTTCTGCCGCCAGTCGCCGCCGCGCACCAGGTATGTCTCCGGCCGGGTCTGGTGCTCGGCGAAGCAGCGTTGCCTGTTGTCGAACCGGAAGACGGTCAGCCCCTCGCTGCGCTGCTCCCGGAACGTGCGGCCGGACTGCTGCCGGATGTACGCCGCCTGCGCCTGCCCGAGCGGCGTCCCCTCGTCGACCTTGGTTTCCCAGCCGTACAGGTAGGCGGCACACCCGACCTGCTCGCACGCGGCGCGCACGCTCCGGTCAGGCGGGCTGACGATCCGGAACGTCTGGAACGCCCCCGCAGGCGCTGACGGGATGATGCGGGTGATCGGCCTCACTGCTGCCTCCCTCTCGGCGGGACCGGCCCGCGCGGATCCGTAGGGTCACGCGGGCCACGCGGCGGCTTCGGTGCCGGACCGACCCTGACCGGCTCCTTCGGCGGCGGACCGTCCGGCCTGGGCAGCTCAAGAGACGACTGCTCCAGGCGGAGGAACCCCGGCCTGGTGTCGGCCAGGATCAGCCCCTTGATCCCGGCGATGTAGGCGGCGCCCTGCTCGTCCCACGCCTCGACGGGCAGGGCGACGATCATCTCGTCGTCGTCCGGCAGCGTGTACAGGGCGACGGTTCTCGTCGTGCACGCGGTGAAGGTCGCCATCAGAACACCGTCTCGGCCAGGTTGCGGGTCACGACCACCAGGAAGGACAGCTCGGAGAAGCCCTCCGTCGTGGTCGTCGCCACCCGCAGGTACCGCTCCACGGCGAGAGCCCGGCCCGTCTCGATCCGCTCACTGAACGGGGCCGCTGTCACCTGCGTGAACGCGCCCCCCACCACCGCCGCGAAGTTGTCCGCATCGTCGTCATCGCTGGACTCCTGCAACGTGATCGTCACGTCATCGCCGGTGAACGACAGGACGTGCAGCCACGCCTGAAGGCCGAACAGGGACGACGCGCCGGCGTCGAGGCTGGCCGTCTCGTCCGCCTCCGTGTGCGTGGCGATCCCGTCGGTGAGCTGCTGCCCCCACTCCAGGCCGTAGCCGTCGGCGAGGGCCTGCACGGCGATGGTCAGCGACCCGTCCGCCGCCCGGGTCGGGTCGTAGTTGATCTGCCGCCCGACGAGGCACGCCGCTGGGCTGCCCTGGCCGAGACCTCGCCCGTAGGTGGCGATCCGGTTCGTCAGCGGCAGCGTCGACAGGACCTCGTGCGCCGCACCCTCGGCCGGGTTGAAGAACGACGTCCACTCCAGCGCGCCGTCGCGAAGCAGCCCGACCCGCTCCATCGCCTCCCGGTTGATGCCCGTCACGTCCTGCGTCCCGGTCGGGCCGCCGCCGATCCGGCCCAGCGCGCCGACGTCCCCGGACAGGTCGTAGCCGTCCAAAAAGAACGCGTCACCAAGGCCGCTCTGCTTAGGCATGGTCGGCCACCTCCTCCACGGGCACGAGCGGCCCGTTCGACGGACCCTTGTTGACGTGCGTGGCCAGGTGCTTCACGTCCGCGCGCGGATCGCCGCGCAGCGTCTCGTACGCCTGCATGGCGGCCGCGATCCACTCGGGCGGCACCTCGTTGAGATAGACGCCGTCGTACACCTTCACGCCGCGGCGAGAGGCAGACAGCACCGGCCGGTGCATCTCGGCGGCGGACATGCCGCGATACCAGCGGACAGCGGTGCCGTCCATGACGGTCGCCGTCACAGTCACGATCATGGAACCTGCTCCCATACATCCGAGACGATCACGGGGACGATCACGTCCATGACCCGGTACGTCTTGCGGTCCTGCTCCAGGTAGCCCGCCCTGGCACTGAGCGCGCCCCCGGCCATCCCGAGCAAGTCGACGTTGCGCACCAGCCCACCGAGGGTGAAGTCTCCCGAGTAGGCCGCCAGCAGCACGTCCACGGCGCCCATCATGTGCGGGTCAATCATGTCCCTGGGCTGGGCGTCGGCATTGCCTCGGATGCGGATATTCCACACCACCCGGGCACTCGTGGCGTGCAGCCCCGACCCGGCAGGGACAGGCGCGATCGAATCGGCCCACACCTCCGCGTGCAGGCCATGGCCCGGCGGGGAGACGACCTCGTGGGCGTTGACCGTCTCGAAGATCCCGAGCCTCATGGCGTGGCTCACGAGGGCGTCGAGGATCGCTGAGGTGTTGAGGCTCATTGGAGCCTCCCCAGGTGGCGGCGCACGGTCGCCTGGGCGATCCCGGGCGCTTTGCGCTTGAGTCCTTGTGTCACCCTCCTGAAGGTCCAATAGCCCTCGAAGCGGGTGACTGGAGCGTTCCTAGATCCCGTACCTTCCAACCAATGTCCGTATATGACCCGGTTGTCATAGAGGACGCGGGCGTGCGGCCCGAGCTGCCGGTTCCGGATCTGGGACTGGTAGTGGCCGGTCGGATGCTTCAGCACGCGGATCAGCGTGAACCCGATGTCCGCGAAGCCCTGCGCGGCCACGTCGTCCACCACGGCTTCGGCGATGTCGTCCATGATGCCGGGCGCGCGGCCGTCGAGGACCGGGCCCTCAACGTTGATCGTCGCGTGCACCTCAAGCATCGCTACACCGCCCGACTTCGTGCTTTACGACCGCACGCCGCGTACGCCGACGCCCACAACGCCTCCAGGCCGACGCCGATCTCCTGCGTCCGCTGGCGGTTGCCCGACGCCGTGCCGGACGAGCCGGAGCGGCTCTCAGGCCGCGCGTAACCCGACTGCTCGCCCAGCACCTGGGCCAGCGACAAGCCGACGCATAGGGCACTCACAGGGCCCGGAACGACGTGCCGGTACACCGCCGCCCCGCTGGTGTGCGCGGCCAGGGTGGTGCCGAGCTGGGCACGATCCACATCCACGCCGGCCAGGTGGAACACGTCCACGCCGGAGGAGTGCGCGGCCAGCACGCTGCCGTCCCACGCCCGCTTGACGATCAAGTTGTTGCCTGCCACGTCCACGACGAGCATCCGCTCGGCGTCGACGAGCAGCACGCTGCCCGCCCCGAACGCGCCCCCGTTGCTGACGGGCACCGTCACATCCGCCGCCGACGCGGCCAGCGCGCCGCCGGTGTCCTGCGTGCTGTCCGCCATCGTCCGGCCGGTCACGATCAGCCGCTCATCGCCGATCCGCAGGATGTCACCGACGCCCAGATCCGTCACCGACCACGTGATCGACGCGGTGTCGGCAGGGTCGGCGTCGAGGTTGCCCGTGAGGGTGCCGACCTGCTCCTCGTCGGCCGGGCATCCCGCCCAGACGCCGGTGATGGCGATGGCCTGCTGGTGGGAGTCGCCGCTCGAGAACGCGGACGCGGAGTCGATGTCGATCTCGACCCGGTTGTACGGCGGGCCGCCCGTCGGATACAGCACCAGGTCGCCGGTCGGGATCGCCACGCCGCCCGAGGTCATCGCGGTCACCTCGACGAGCTCGTGCTGGTCGAGCCACAACCGCCACGGGCGGGCCCGCTGCGCGTTGGGCCAGTCGAAGGAGCGAGTGCCGTGCCACGGGTAGAAGATCCGGTGCAGCCCGCCCTCGATCTGGCGGGACGCGGATTCGATCGCCCGATCTATCTGCGTGTTCGCCCTGGCCGTCTCCGCGATATCCAGCGCGCCTTTCACCACTTCGCGGGTGGTGTACCAGGGCTGCGCCATAGCCGAAATGCTACAGGTGGACCGGAGATATTCCTGCGGCAGGGCCGATCAGCCGGAAATCTTCCCGTCAACGGCCGGTGCGCTGCCACTGGCTACACCACCAGCCACCCCGCCCGCCGCGCCAGCGCTCCCCGCCAC